ATTGACCGTAGTCTAACATCTCAAAGAACATCTCGTAGTTAAAGCCACTTTGAAACTGCCCTTTAGTGTTTCTATTCTGCTTGACTAATAGGTTGAAGTCTATGCTATCCTTTAGGTCACCTGAGAATACTTGTCTCCTTCTACGCTTCTTACCATCGTTAAAGGTAATCGTGCGTGTAGCACCAAGATTTAACTTCGCAGCTTTCACAACCCTGTTACCAAACTGCTCAAGCACTTGCTTCATATGTTTAGTGCTTATGGACAAGTGGTAATGGTATTTGCTATGTCAATAGATAGGGTTAGATTCCAACCTACCAATAGATTCTCAAACCTATCTTCAAAAGGCTCACAGGTAGGTTGTCCGTTTAGCTGATACTTGTCTTGCATCAAGTCACCTCTTTTGAGATGTGATACAAGGTCATTAGCTACCAGAAGTTGCGTGTTTAAGATATCGTGTCTATTGTCTACACCATAGAATATCTCTGCCTCTTCTCTTGGATCATCCTTACTCACATCAGCAACATCCATAAACAAGATGCTCATATTGTAAGTGATGCCAATATCGTTAAATGTCACATTGTTTATCATAATATGTGACAAGGGGAATATAGTCTGCTTGTTGAGGTCAACCTCAAAGATATCACCCTCAGTAACCGTGTTGACTTGAGAGTTAGCAATAAGGTGTTCTCTAATCTTTGTTGTAATGTCGTAGAAACTCATAATAGGTTAACTTACTATTAGAGTTAGTGTTTAATCATCTTCTTCTCTACCTCACTCTTCTCCTTGTCATATACAAGTTTAGTAAGGCATTGGGATAAGGGTAACATAGTGATAGTATCGTACCTACTAACATTACCTCCTGCAAGATGGTCTACACTTCCATACCATCCCCACTTTCTACTGAAGTTAGCGGAGGCTGAGAGATTAAGCTCTCCTTCTTCTCCTCCTCCAAAGAGGTCTGGGTATCCTTCAATAATTTGTTGCTTAAACGATAAAAAAAAAGCGTAGCACCTAAAGCTACATCTAATGGAAAGTCTGCATAGCCATCAGTACCCTTGTAAGGTTCTATCTCATACAGGTCACCCTTCTCCTTTACAATAGGTCTATACAATACTCCTACGGTCTTATGCAGTTGTTGCATATCACTTAGGTAGCTATCAAGATCAATATACTCTCCAAAGCTCATCTCTTCAAGGTTGGGTATAAATCCATATTCCTTGCCTCTAAAGGACAATCTCTTTACAAGTGGATGCTTACCACCTACGATAGATAATATGTGCTGAGAGATGTCTAAGATGTCTTCTGCTTTCATTGCATAGGCTACCTTCAATGGTATGTTAGCAAATAGTTCAAGAGCCTTGAGGGTCATAAAGGTTTCATCACCTTCTACCTTGAGAAACTTTTGGTACTGCTCTACCGTGAGTTCTCTTGCGTTCTCTGGAAGGATAACCTTTACCTCCTTACCTAACTGCGTATCTACCATAATTCGGTCTGCTTAGTTTGTTATATGTTGCATACCTCAATGCATCTATAGCGTGGTTAAACGCATCTATAGGTTTATTGAGTAGCTTACCATTCTTATCTTCTACCCACTTGTAGTTTCTCATCTCCTTGACAAAGTTAGCACCTGTGATATGTAGCTTATACCTCTTGAGCATATCAATACCTGCATTGATGCTATCAGCACCTTTCTTAGTAGGTTTGATATTCCAACCCATCCTGTATAGTTCCTCTATAGATTTAGGTTCTGCACTATCTGCAAATATCTCTGCTCTACGATCTATCCCCAATGCTTTTAACTTCTCACTAATATCCCTATTAGTTAGGTTCGTTTCGTATAGAAGTTCTTTTGCAAAAATGTTATTATCGTAATGGTATACCGCAACGAGAGTAGTCGGGTCATTAGTAAAACCAAAGTCCATACCGTACGAGAGGAATTTAGCCTGTTCGGGTATCTCCTCTTCCATAAATGTAAAAATTGTAGCTTTACTTTGACCCCTTTCTCCCAATCCGTATATGCGCCAGTAATCTTCATCAGTAGATTGTAGTCTCTCAATCTCCTCCACAATACTATTATCCAGAAAAGGATTATCCAAGTAAGTAGATTTGATAAAGGTGACATCATCTCTTGTGAGTAACCTGTCGTATATCCAATGGAAGTCATCGGAGGGGTTGTAGTCAATATATATCTTGTCTGTGGTTCTAACGAGTAATTGGAAGAAGTCTTCCCAAGTAAGTTCGTTTGCCTCGTTACAGAATAGATAGTGCCGTCTTGCACCTCTTTTCTTTTGAGGTTGGTCAAGTGACACGAACTCAATGATGTTGCCGTTAAGCCTATATATGTGTTCGGATTTGTTATGATACTTCTCATCATACAGGTTCATATTAGTTAGTATCTCAATAAAGTCTCTCATCGCAGTCATCTTGAGAGAGGGTAGAGACTTCCTTACAATAGTAAAGACCTTACCCTTCTCGGATAAAGCCAATACAATGATGAGTTGAAGTAGTGAGTATGTTTTACCAGAACGAGTACCTCCTTGATTTACTACAATCTTAGTAGGTGCATTATAGTTCCTTTCAAATATCTCACTCGTTTTTATCGCTACGCTTGACAATCTCTATTTTGACTTCGTTAATCTCCTCATCGGTTTCTATCTTGTTCTCAACCCTTGCGAGTTTGGGAGTGGTATACTCTGCCATTTGGTTGAGTATCGTTAGAGCCTTCTCTGGGTTGTCTGCTGCAACCTCAGTTAACCAATTGGTCATATTCTCTAAGTTATCCTCTACGAGCTTTGTAAAGGCTTCTCTAATCTTGTTTGTGGTTTTATTAGCAGAACCTTTAGGTCTACCGTTAGGGTTACCACTATTTCCTTTCGTGAACTTACTCATTCTGTATTAATCTGTTCTTTACAGGTTAACCTACTTTTCTTCCTTTCGTTTCTTAGCCTCTTCTCTAAAGAGTTTCTTAATGGTTTGAGTGTTGGCTCTACGAGCTTGTCTATTCTCTCGTGTAGGTGCTTCAGGTAGTTCTATGAAGTTCTTTACGAATGCTTGTTCATCTCTTGATAGTTGTCCTCTCATATGTATTTGTACGAGGAGTTCAAAGATGTTGTTTAGGTTGTTACGATTGATGAGTACATTAGCACTCTTACCTGTATCACTCATTAGAATTTAATTAGTCTCAGTCTTCTTTGGTACTTGCGTATAAGTAATGCTGAGTTGGTTAATTGGTGTTGTAGTTCTGGAGTCCATCCGAATCTACTTGCTTGTATAGATAGGTTTATGTTATCTATCATTAACATATCAAGGTACTTTTGTACTTCTCGTATGTGTCGTGTCTTGCGAAGGTATGCTTTAATCATTTTCAATACCGTTTTGATCCCTATCTCTAAGGCATAGTTCTATAATACTCATAGGCTTAGTGCAGTTGCAGCTCATTGTTTTACTTTATGGTGTTTATTGGGGGTTGTGCAACATACTACAACTCTTTAGTCATTACCCATTTTAATTCAGGATAATCAGTTTCAAAGTAGGCTATTGCAGTTTCTCTATCTTCTGCACTTATTTCAATCTCAAAGTATTTTTTACCGTGTCCACCACAAAACAACCAAGTACGTTGCACAACATCAGGTATAGAACAGTTTTTTACTTGCTCCAATGCCCAATACACACCTTCTTTAAAGCTATCATTGTGGCTGGTACTGTGTCCTAAGTTGCTTTCGTAAGCAGCTTTTTTTATATCTTCTTTTGTAATCATTGTTGTCGTTTATGGTGTTTATTGGGGGTTGTAGGAAATTAGATTCAGCATCACAAAGTATAAAATCAATGCTATAATTATTCCTATAAAAACTGCTTTTGTTGCACTTGGATAACTTGGTATTCTATTCATAATTTTATCTTAAACTGATTGTAGGGTGTGCATAAACATAAGCTAAAGCCAGTACGCTTAGAGCAAATATGCAGATCGTAAACACTAAAAGGTAGAATAGAATCTTTGTAGATTTTTCTCTTTCACTCATTCTCTTTGGTGTTAAAGGTTAAAAAAGACCCCATTAACTGCGTGTACTTTGCAGAACCTACTTCGCCTTGTTCTTATGGGTAAGGGGTGGGGTCATCTCTCTTTGGTTTTATGCGCCTATTTTTAATAGGTTGCGCCTATTTTTCTTTGGTGTTAAAGGGTTGTTAGGGGTTAGCTATAATAAAAATTATTCACGCCACCATTTATAAACACCACCACA